TTATGATGTTTTTGCCTGTGTCACCTGTTCAAACAGATCAACAGAGCGTTCAACCATCTTTTCAGTATCATGCACATAGGTCTGCAAGGTGGTTTCAATGTTGGTGTGTCCTAACCGGGTCTGTACGTCCTTCACATCCGCACCGTTTTCAATCAGTAGTGTGGCGTGGGTGTGCCGTAATGAATGGTAATCGAAGGCAAGCAGCAGTTCTTTATGGATGACCCTTGAACAGAATTTGAAGGAATCAGTTGAAGTATATTGACCATTTTCTGCAATGCAGACCATGCGAACCCGTGGCAAAGGCGAATTGATACACTTCTGAATTGGAACTATGCGCTTCATATCATTGCCTTTTTCATCCTTTTCAACTTTGATGACATGGATGGTGTAATATTCACCGTACTTCATTTCATTCTTTGCCTGTCTGACCTTTTCAGCCTTCAACGCCCGGTACAGGGTTTCACCAAACTTCACAGTTCTGTTTGATGTGACAGTTTTGGTTGTGCCAAAGTACCATGATGACCGCTGTTCTTTTTTCCCCTTCTGTTCAACAACCTTTCTGACATCTGCCCCAAAGTTACGCTTTACAATCTGCTTGTTGACGCTGATGGTGCGGTTATCAAGGTCTATATCATCCCAAGTCAGGGCAAAGGTTTCAGAGATACGCAAACCAGTATAAAAACCGATCATAAGCGGAATATGAAAGCGGGAATCAGGCGGGAAACGGTCAATGATCTGCTGCCATTCGTCCAAGGTTAGAATGATGCGTTCCCTTGGTGCTTTTTCAACCTTGGGAAATTTGACATACTGCATAGGGTTTGAAGTGATATAGTGCATTGGTTCAACAGCATAGTTTAGTGCTGCACTGAATACGGACAAAATGCCGATCATGTGACTTTTAGAATTGCCGTTCATTTTCAGTTCAACGGCATATTCCTGTAATATTGCCGGGGTGATTGCTTTCAGGCGGTACACGCCAAACTTGGGAATCAAATGCCCCTGAATGATTCGCAAATAACCGACTTGTGTATTATATTTCAGGTTGGTCTTGCAGTACAGGTCAAACCATTGGTTCAGGTAGTCAGCAACCGTGATTTCAGTAGGTTCAAAGACTGCTCCGGCATTGTTGTATTCGTTCAGAGCCTTGGCAAGTGCTGCTTCTGCTTCTTTCTTGGTGCGAAAGCCTTTCTTTTCTTTCCTTTTGCGTTTCCCGTCAACTTTTCCAAGGTCAAAATAGTATGACCATGTTGCCCCCCTTTTTCTTACTGAACCTTTCATAATATCATCCTTTCTGTAATTGAATTTATAGGCAATGGATGATATAATTAGGGTTGCATAGCCTATATCATCCTATTCCTTGGTTGGTGTTTGGTTATCCCTGACCCCTGAACCGCTGCAACGGTAAAGGGGTCAATTTTTACATTTCTTTCAACATTGTGTTAGTATCTTGTAAATAGCGGATTGCTGCATCAATCATCAGATCAATATTAACTGTATCTTCTTCATATGCGATTGCCTTAGATGCTGCTGTTAAAATACTCAATGCAGTCTGATTATTAAGATCAATCTTATTAAGGTTAATAGCATTTTCTTTCATAGTTTCTAACCGTCCTTTCTTGAATTATCCCATGAGTGGAATTTGCTGCTTTAACTGTTCCATTGCTTGTGTTCTGCATTGAAGCATTTCATCATATGAAGAACAGAAAATATAAACCGTCCACCCATTAAAGCCGTACATTACTCCACATTTTATAGTAATATAAGGTTTTTCCTTCCTGTCAGGATCAATAGAAAACTCCCACCGGGTATGTACTTCATCCGGGTGAATGATGTTATATCTATGATCTTCTATATTGATTACTTTTCCCATGAGTTCCCATCCTTTCATGTGTTTGATTATCCCTATTCCTTGACCTTCAAGGTGCTGCAACACCTGTGACAGAAGGATTTAATTGATTAGTAATTTTATCATTTTTGTAATTCTTTCTTGAAGTTCTTTCCATTCAGTTTCACTGAAAATTTTTGGGGTATTGTCCCCGGTTACTTCATAACGATAAAATACAGTAGGTTCAACAATATTGCTGTTTTTTACACTTCCCGGTGTAGCAGACGTTGGTTGAATATCAACGTTGATACCGATAGATTTTAGATAGGAGATAAAGATTTGATTTTCAAGTTCTAATTTATCAATTCCGGCATCTATGATTTGCGCTAACACTTCATTTGTGTAATCTGAATCTGACAAAAAATAATTAAGGGTAACACCCAAAGCATTTGCTATTTTTTCACGCATTTCTATTTTGGGAGTTCTGACACCTCTTTCATATTGACCAATCATTACTTCGGAAATGCCGATTGCTGCCCCTAATTCTTTTTGCGTTAATCCCTTTTCTTTCCTTAATTCTTTCAATTTCATGCTAAAATCATCCACTTTATGAATCACCTTCTTTCATAATTTAGAGTTTAGCATATAGATGATTGGAAAGAAAGCAAATGTTTTTATTTTTGTCTTTACAAAAGCAAATGCTTCTGATAAGATGATAATAGCAAAAGCAAATGCTTTTGTCAACAAATATTTTGAACAAACTGAACAAAATTGAACTTTTGAAAGGAAGGTGTAGAAATGCGAATTGATAGAAAAAAATTGATGATTAAAATGATTGACAAAAATCTGAATGTTCAGGAATTGGCAAAAGTGTGTGGTATTTCAAGGGTTACTGCTTCAAATGTGAAATGTGGAAAATCATGCTCAAAGGAAACGGTTGAAAAAATTGCACATGGACTTGGGTGCAGTGCTGAAAACCTGTTAGAAAAAACTGGTAGGTGATGACAATGAGCAAATTATATAAAGGGTTCATAGAAACCAAAGGCAAGGCAAGCATTGAAAAACTGAAAAACAGAACCACATGGAAAACCTATGATGAAGTGAAGAACCTGAATGGATTCGGCGGGGTTTTGGCTGATGACACTATCCTTATTGACATTGATGATTCTGAACAGTCTGAAAAATTGATGAATATAGTGGAAGAACTGCAACTTAATTGTAGGGTATTCTGTACCAGTAGAGGAAAACACTTCTTGTTCAAGAATCACACCATTTCAAGAAACAGGACACACGTTCAGTTGGCTGTTGGTCTTACTGCTGATATAAAAGTCGGCAGTAAGTTATCTTATGAGGTCATCAAGATTGACGGTGAAGAAAGATTTTGTGAATGGGGGTATGAATACGAATTATTTGCTGATGGTGAATATCAGGAAGTTCCCAAATGGTTGTTCCCGGTCAAGGCAACCGCAGACTTTGTTGATATGGATGCCGGGGACGGAAGGAATCAGGCACTTTTCAATTACATCCTGACCCTGACTGCAAATGATTTCACTGTTGAAGAAACCCGTGAGTGCATCCGTATCTTGAACAAGTTTGTTCTGAAACAACCGCTGTCAGATGATGAACTGGAAGTGATCTTGCGTGATGATGCTTTTCAGAAACCCGTTTTTTTCCTTGGCAGTACATTCCTGTTTGACAAGTTTGCAATCTATTTGAAAAATATGTACCACATAGTTGTTATTAATAACCAACTTCATGTTTATAAAGATGGTGTGTATACCAATGCCAATAAGGACATTGAAAAGACAATGATTGAAGTAATACCAAACTTGAAGGATGTACAGCGAAAAGAAGTTATGAAATACTTGATGCTTATATGTGATGAAAAGGTACAGTCAGATGCAAACCTGATTGCTTTCAACAATGGTGTATATGACCTTGTGACCGGGGAACTGAAACCATTCAGCACAGACATTGTTATTACCAACAAGATTCCTTGGGACTACAAGCCGGATGCCTATTCTGAACTGGCAGATAGCACACTGAACAAATTAGCGTGTGGTGATGCAACAATCAGGGCATTGTTAGAAGAATGTATTGGTTATTGCTTTTACAGGCGTAATGAGTTAGGCAAAGCGTTCATCCTGACGGGTGACAAGTCCAACGGTAAAAGTACATTTTTGGATTGTGTCAAAGCAATCCTTGGTGATCGGAATATTTCAGCACTTGACCTGAAAGAGCTGGGGGACAGGTTCAATACTTCAATGATGTTCGGCAAACTGGCAAATATTGGTGATGATATTGGTGATGATTTCCTTCAAGGTTCACAGGTCAGCGTGTTCAAGAAAATAGTAACAGGTAACCGCATCAAGGCAGAGCGTAAAGGACAAGACCCGTTTGAGTTCAACCCATTTATCAAACTGTTATTCAGTGCTAATGATATTCCCCGTATGAAGGACAAGACCGGGGCGGTACTTAGGCGTTTGGTTATTATTCCATTCAATGCTACATTTACCCGTGCTGATCCTGATTTTGATGTGAATATCAAGTACAAACTGATTCAACAGGACAGTGTTGAATATTTGATACGTTTGGGAATTGCCGGATTGGATAGGGTAAGAAAAAACCAAGGGTTTACATTATCTGGTAAAGTTCAAGATCAGTTGGATGAATATGAAGAAGAAAACAATCCTATTGTCGGATTTATCAGAAGTACCGGGAAAGAAATGATAATAAATCAGCCTACTAATGAAGTATACAAGCGGTATCAGGTATTTATGGCAGACAATGGTTTTGCATTACCTGTCAGTAACATAGTTTTTTCAAAGTATATCAATAAGGCACTTGGTACAGAGATAAAGCAGAAGAAAATAAATGGTAAAAAATTTAATTTATTCATGGAAGTACAAGATTAGTACAAGTTAGTAAAGGTTATAGGTACAAGTTAAAAGCCTTGAAAAATAAGGCGGTACAAGTTGGTACAGGTAAAAAAATAGATTCTTTAATTTTTAATCATTTTCGAAAAAATGGGTAAGAGAAAAAAATAAAAAATATAGAGAATAGACAAGAAACTTGTACCTTGTACCAACCTGTACCAGTGAACAGAAAGGATTGAAGGAAGATGACAGGTGAACAGTTTATTGAAAAAGTTAGAGAAATCAAGGAAATATCAAGCATTGAATGGGATGTAAAGGGTGATAACTTAAATGCTGATGAAGTCCGGGTGAAGGTGGTAGCAGATAATGATGAATATAATTTGCTGCTTGGAAGTCCGGCATTACATGACAGTGCTGCAACATTGTTGTCTGATTCATGGGTGGAACGTGTCAGTTTCATTCTGTTGGTGAATAAACTGATGGAATTACAGGGAAGAACTGAAAGATTTGATGTGAATTGTGATTTGAATATCACGGATGTTGTCAAGTTTGCTATCAGATGCACCCGGAAGTGATACCGTAACCAATAAGGCGTTTTTCAAATACGAAAATGCATGAAAATGAATCAAAGTAACAGGGTTTTATATACGGTTTTGCCGTGAAAAAGTCCCTGAAACATAGGAAAACAAAGGCTTTTAGATATATGTACCCCCCCTATACTGGGGGATGAAGGAAGGTAAACGATACATGAACAGGGTAGAGAAATTATTGATAAAAGCGCAAGAAATCAGTGAGATCAAAAGAAAAGAACGACTTAGGAACATGACAGATGAAGAATTAGACAATCGAATTGAACAACTTAGAACAGAGTTAGGCATTAGTAAAGAACAGTATGAATCACCGGGATTTCATAGTTGGCTGATGAATAAGGTGCAGCAGTTAAGGGGTGAATTAGATGAAAAAAATTGATAGATTGCTTATGAAAGCAAGAAAGGTAACTAATAGAATTAAAGTATTTCTTCCGTTTGTTGTACCTGACAAAGAAATTGCTGATAGGGTTTCAATGGAATTAGATGAATTTTGTGGTGATAAACCATATCATGCAGTAATAATTTACGGTGAAAATGAATTATCTGATGATGCTGATGGTGTGGCATACGATCATGTAGGTGATGATCTGAAAGAAGGTGAATAGAATGGCTAAAAGAAATTTGAAACTTGATACCCCGGACAATATCAGAAAAGCACTGGCAAAGGTTGCCAATATGACCTATAAAGGGGAAATTGATACCAAGACCGCTAACAGTATCACGGCAACGTGCAATGTGATTTTAAGCGGTATCAGGGTAGACGATCAGGAAAAGAAGATTGCAGAATTAGAACGTATTTTGAATGAAGATGATTGATGCGTTGGTGGCATCAGGGTGGCAAATGCTTGTTTTTAGGTGCTGCCGGATGACAAGAAACATAGGAAAATAGCGGTTTTGAATGGTTGGGGTTTCCCAATGGTTACATTGTGGAAATCCTGACAGGAAGGACAAGGTGAATGAATAGAAATACAAGAAATTTGCAGATTCTACGGGACAAGATAGGCATTGAACAGTTTAGGGTTATTGCTGAACTTCTGAACCAAGAACACCTGACCTTTGGTGACTATACCCGGAACGGGTTTGTTTCCAAGGAAGAACAGCGTGATGCAATTATGAAAGACTTCTATCATGGGTATTCTTGGGAACAACTACAAGACAAATATGGTCTGACTGTAAGTGCATTATATAAGATTACAGAAAAGAAAGCATAGAAATTATCACAGGAACAAAAACAACCGCTATATGACCCTTATATGAGGTCACAAGCGGTTGTTTTTATGTTCAGAAAGGCATAGCAAGACCCCCGCATAGAAAGGTGATACGGGGGTCTTGCTATTTGTTATTGCTATCACGTTTAGAACTAAGCAACTTCATACTTAGGCACTGCTACTATATCATATACGGCTGTTGCTGTCTATGGAAATTCTTAATAAAAATACTAAATATAGTATATATACATAGATATAAATACAATATATGGTAGAATTAAAGAAAACGAAAATTCAAGAAAGGAAGGATGAAAACAATGAGTAATATTACAGAACAGGAAAAGAAATTTGCTGATGCGTTTGTATATTTATTTTTTCATGCACCCGCAGTCATGCCGGGTATGAAAGAAGATGCAGCAGCCTATGCAGGGTATGATCTGCCGACAGACAGAAATGCAGCAGATACATTTGCAACTGCATTGTACCAAAAGCCAAGCATCAGGAAGTACATTGATGCAGAACTGGAACGATTCAGGGAAATCTTGTCTGACGATCAGAGCATGAACCTTTGGAAACACATTTCAGAGTTCAAGCCGGGTGAATCAACAAATGATGTGCTGTGTGGTGGTTGCATCATTCGCCATTAAAGAGAAAAGGAAGGAAACGGGAAATGTCAGAAAAACTATATGAAACATATGCTAAAAAGGTGCAGTTGCTTTTGCACAACAATGATCGAAAAAAGGAACTGACGGATATTGTTGATAATATGATGGCAGTTCGTAAGAATCCAAGATATTCAGATATTGGAAAAGAAGAACTGCTGAAAGATATGCGTGAAGAATTTGCCAATAAAAACAAGGCATGGACGGAAGCACTTAGGGAAGTCATTCAGGACTTTTGCAATAAGTACGGTGTGGAAGTTCCTGATGATGGTGAAAGTCATTCAGTAGAAGTTGCCAATGTGCTGAAAATCATTGATATGTGCGGTTTTGATTTAAGTGCGGATATTCTGAAAGCTGCACTTGAACCCGTGAAAAATTCAGGTACGGTGTTGAAAATGATTTCTGATGTAATGTATACAAGGGCAAAAAACAGTTCTATTGGTGGTTACTGTTACAAAAGTGAAGTGTTTGAATTGTTAGGTGATTATTTGGGTATGAACAATGAAATGCTTGCATATTCTGACACCTTGGAATCAATCACAGCGTTACTGACACGGGAAAGGCTGATTGATTATTCAATACAGGATGATTACCAGTATGGTGTGGAAAATGGCACACGTTTGGTGATTCAGGAAAATACACCATATTCAGTATATTGCCTTGGTGACAATATGATGAAGGTTGGAAAAATGCATGATGAAATCAAACAGACAGATACAAGATTCTTTAAATAAGCAGTTTCAAGGGTGCGGTGTGATGCTGCACCCTTATTTGTCAGAAAGGAATGTATGGATATAAGGGCAAAAAACTATTTACAGGAAGTGAGAGAATTGTATCTTGCTGCTGAACAAGATGAAGAAGTCGCACAAGGCTATTTGTTACTTGCGGAAAAATGCAAATTAAAAAAGTATATGGAATTATTAGAGAAAGCAAGGGACAAGGCAGATCAAAGTGCAGCAGTATACAATCAGCGAAAGCAAATTGTGATTGAACAGATAAAAGAACTCAAATATTCAGTGTTTGTTCATGTGCTTATGGGTATTTATGTTGATTTCAAAATGTTAAAAGAAATTGCATATGATGAACATATTTCATATCAGGAAGTACGGGGTATGCATGAGCCAGCACTAAAGTGTTTTGAAGAATTTCATTCAGATGCACTGGATGAATGGGAAAGGGGAAGGCATTGACGAAAAAAGAAAAACACATGATTGCGAAAAACTATTTGCAGCGTGGGCGTGATATACAAAGGCAGATCACACAGCTGTATGAAACCCGGTCAAATTTTATAGACAGGGCAACTTCAACAACTATGGCAATATCACCCGTTAAAGTTCAGACTTCACGTTCCGGGCAAATGTTGGAAAATGCAATCATTGGAATGGTTGACACAGAGGAAAAAATCAGAAATAAGATTGAAGAATTACAAGTGCAGCAATGGAATCTGCAAAAAGAAATTCAACGGGTGCATGATCTGCCATATAAACAAATGCTTTATAAGATATTTATTGAACGGAAGTCCTATGATGTGGCACGAAAAGAAGTCAATTTGAAACCGTTCAAGGGTCAGTATAACCGCAAATTTCTGTTGCGGGATGCTATTGATGCATTTGCGGACTGTCACCCGGAAATATTTGATAATACAGACGATTCAGCACAGGACAACCAATAATTGCTATATGGCGGTTATATGAGGTCAGAAAGGGGCAAGAAATGATGAAAACAGTACGTCATAACAGGAAAGAACTGAAACACATAGAAAACAGTTTGAAAAGAAATTCAGTGAATAAATCCGTCAAGGTGAACAATTTTCTTTTCATGGATAATCAGGAACGGTTTGAAAATGTGTGCCTTGGGTATTCAATTCAGGCTGAACGGCTGATGAAGGTAATACAGAAGGACACTGACGGGAAGATCACAAAGGACTGGGTGACACCTGAAAGAAAGATGACCATTGAACAAAGTTCAGTCATCATGGAAACAATTCAATTTCAACTGCTGAAATTGAAACAGGCAAGCGGAAAATATCACAAGCACATCAAAAATTCTGTTTACTGTCAGCAGTTATTAAGACCATATATCAGCAAATTACAGAAGATCATTGCAGAAGTTGATGCATTGATCGGAACAGGGGGACAAGCATGAACGGGAACATTGAAGTTGTGAATGAAAATCTTTGGTGTGTCAATCAGCATTATGTTCATGCCGGATATATCAAAGAACTGACCCTGTTACCGGGAACATCATTGGATAAAGAAATTTATCTGACTAATCAGGGTATTTTGGTTTTGAATACCGCTGCCCCGGCTTATGAAGTCACAAGAAAGATGCTGTTGCGTGTTATGGGGCATACAGATGAACAACTGGAATATGCACAACAGAAAATGCAGAAGGTGGAAAAGCCTGATGCCTATGTAAAAATGTATCTTAATGTGTTGGAGTGGGAAATAAAAAGAAGGTGTGTAAAGGCTGAATATATTGCAAGCCTTCCCAAGCCTACACTTTTAGATAAATTCAAAAGTAAAGCAAAGAAATTTTTAGAAAGAAGGTGAATGAATGTCATCCATTCAAACAGGTATTGTCTTACAGGATAATTTTTCTAATGTTGCACAGGGTGTTGTTGAATCTATGTATAACATGACTGCTGCTGCCTATGAAGCATCACAGGCTGTTAGTTCAAATGTTGACACAAGCAGTATTCAGGCAGCAACAGAAGAAATCAATCAAGCAACTGCTGCTATGGATGAACTTAATGCAGCAGCAAGCAGACCAACAGCATCAAGTGTTGCACAGCCTGTTGTGGATGGGGGAAACGGTCAGGTTATAAACGTGGATGTAAACCCGGTACTTCCTGACCCTTTGGTTGAAAATCCTGAACCTTTAACATTGGATATTCAGCCAAACGCACCCCCGACAGGTGAAATTGGTCAACGTATCGAAAATATCAGAAATCAACTGAATGATGTATTATCAATGCAACAGCAGATTGACCAAACTGCTGCAACGGTTGATGTATTGCCGGATGAAGTCACTAACAGAATGTCACGGGTAAATGCTCTTATAGAGCAGATACAAGCAAACCTTGCCTTTTCAGTAGAAAATCCTTTTGGTTTAGGTGGCAATGAAATTGAACAGCAACTTTCAGCAATAGAAAGATCACTGAATCAGGCTGTTACACAGCAGAATATGCTTAATAATGCTGTTGGAAATACTGGGGATAGCATCAATGATAATATTCACGAACAAGAACAATTCAATCAGGAAATTTCAGCCGGAACACAACAGGCAAATGAACTGACCAATACCATCAAACGGGCAGTTGCAGCCTATGTCAGTATTCAGTCAGTTGGGAAAGCACTGAACATTTCAGATGAACTTGTTCAGACAACATCCCGCTTGAACATGATGAATGACGGGGTTCAGACAACCGCTGAACTTGTCAACATGGTATATGCAGCAGCACAAGATGCAAGGGGTTCATTCAGTCAGATGGCTGATGTTGTTGCCCGTTTCGGTAACAACGCAAAGGATGCGTTCAGCAGTTCAGAAGAAGTTGTTGCTTTTGCTGATCTGATTCAAAAACAGATGACGATTGCCGGGGCAAGCACCCAAGAAGCAGCAAACGCAGAATTGCAGTTATCACAGGCACTTGGTTCAGGTGTCCTTCGTGGTGATGAATTGAACAGTATCTTTGAACAAGCACCTAACCTGATTCAGAACATTGCAGACTATCTTGATGTTCCAATCGGTAAGATCAGAGAAATGGCAGCGGATGGGGAACTTTCCGCTGATGTAGTCAAGGCAGCAATCTTTTCTGCTGCTGATGACATTAACAGCAAATTCAATGAAATGCCTATGACTTGGGGGCAGATATGGCAGTCAATGCAGAACACCGCACTGATTGCATTTCAGCCTGTTCTTCAAAGACTGAACGATTTAGCCAATAGTGAAGCATTTCAGACTTTCATTCAGGGTGCTATTGAAGCAATGGCAACCCTTGCGAATATCCTTCTGAATGTGTTTGAACTGGTCGGAACTGTCGGCGGGTTCATTGCGGATAATTGGTCTGTTATCAGTCCAATCATTTACGGTGTCATTGCTGCATTGGCTGTATATGCAGCATACCTTGGCATTGTAAAGGCTATTGAACTTGCATCCGCTGCTGCAACAGCAATTCATACAGTGGCAATGTCTGCAAAAATCGGTGTTATGGCAGCACTTACTGGTCAGACAATGGCAGCAACTGCTGCACAGATGGGTTATAACGGTGCATTGTATGCGTGTCCTGTTGTTTGGATTATCGTGCTGATTATTGCATTGATTGCGGTAATTATGGCGGTATGTTCAGCAATAGCAAAGATGACAGGTATTGCAAATTCAGGGTTCGGTGTGATTACTGGTGGTGTGAACGTGGTGATTCAGTTCTTCAAGAACTTGGGTCTAACCGTGGCAAACATTGCCTTGGGTATTGGTAACGCCATTGCAGCACTTGCATCCAATATGATGACGGCATTTCACAATGCTATCTGCAACGTACAGTCATGGTTTTACAATCTGTTATCAACCGCCTGTTCAGTAATTGAAAATATAGCAGCAGCCTTGAACAAGTTGCCGTTTGTAAGTTTTGATTATTCAGGCATCAGTTCAGCAGCAGATGACTATGCAGCCAAGGCAAGTGAAGCAGCCGGAAACAAAGAGGACTACACCAGTATTTCAGATGCGTTCAATGAAGGTTTCACAACCTTTGATGCGTTTCAGGACGGTTGGGCATCAGATGCTTTCAATGCGGGTGCAGCTTGGGGTGACGGTGTTGCTGACAAGGTTTCAAATTTCAGTTTATCGGATGTATTCGGTCAGACTGATATTCCTAATGTGGGTGATTACACATCAGGGTTCAATGATGCAATAGCAAATTCAGGCGTGGGCGACAGCATTGGAAACATTGACGATAACACAGGCAAAATCAAGGATTCTTTGGAAGTATCAGAGGATGAATTGAAGTATTTGCGTGACATTGCAGAGCAAGAAGCAATTAACAGATTCACAACCGCAGAAGTAACTATCAACCAAACAAACAACAATAATGTTTCATCTGATACTGACCTTGATGGTTTTATCACTGCATTAGATGATGCAATGGGTGAAGCAATAGAATCTATAACGGAAGGGGCAAAATAAAAGATGGATGCAAATGGAATTGTAAAAAAAGTACATCAGGCAGCGATTGATGCCATGGAATCAACAAAACCCGTAAATGTGTATTTTGGTAAAGTGGTGAGTGCTTCACCGCTGAAAATCAATGTTGAACAGAAGATGATACTGGGTGAAAAACAGTTGATTCTTTCAAGGAATGTGACAGATTTCAAAACTAAGATAACGGCGGGGAACATTAAGAATTATTACTATACCGGGGATGTAAATTCAGGGACAGCACCAGTTTCCCCGTCACACGTTCATGCTGTCGGAACGATTGAAGTCACCGTACACAATGGCTTGGCAGTCGGTGATGGCGTCATTCTGATAAGACAGCAAGAAGGTCAGAAATTCATTGTTGTGGATAGGATAGGATAAAACACAGGAAATGCAAAAGTCCTTGGTGCAGATCAGGGACTTTTGTTTTGGCTTGAAAGATGATATTATTAAGGCAAATAAAAAAGGGGTGAAGTAATATGTCACAATCAATGCCGTCATTTTGGGATAGTCCTTTTTTTGTCCCTGAACCTGACAACTGGCATCTGACAGAGGATGCCCCGGAAGAATTAAAGAAAGAATTTACAGAGTATATGAAAGATGAAAAGGGTATCAAGGTCAGACAGTTGTTTTCAGAAGTTGATTTTCCACCTACAATGACACAATTTTTTGATTTAGACAGTGATGAACTACTGGATGAAAAGATTAGAGTGTTGACGGCGTTAAAAGATGGAAAGCAGATTGCAGATATTCCAAACTTTTATGATATTTTGGAATTATACCCCAAAAACGGGGAACATTGGGACTAAAAAGCACGGTCAAATAGCCGTGCTTTTAGTTTATCAAGTAATTCAACCAAGCGTTTATATAAGCGTTATATGAATCCCTGATATAATACTTTTACCCTGTCATATGGGGAAAATATTATTTTGGAGGTTTCAGAAGATGAAGAAAAAGAAGATTGTGGTCAGTGTGCTATTGGTATGCCTGTTGTGTGTGAATTTGGTGAGTATGGCAGTCAAAGCAGAAACAACATCAACTATTCATTCTGTATCAAGTTGGTATGATTTCAAGGATGCAGTACAGTATTCACAGGATGGTGATATAATTGTTGTTCATGGTGAAATTGATTTAGGTACTGATGTTAAAATCGGCAGCAGTTCCAAGCATTTGACCATAAAGAGAGGTTCAGCAGATAGCCGTATTGCTTTTGAATACATCAATGAAGCGGTAACGAATATAACATTTGATGGTGGTGGGATTGCTTCATCCTATTCTTGGATAACAAGCAAGTATGAAACAACTTTCACAAATTGCAAGTTCAATGATTTTGGAAATAGTGAAAATTATTCAAGTAGCGGGAGTGTTGGCGGTGCGGTAAAAATTCAGTCAGGTTCATGCGTGTTCAATGATTGTACTTTTGAAAACAGTTATGCCCTTGCGGGCGGTGCTATTGAAATACAGGGGGATTCACAGGTTGAAATCAATAACTGCAATATAAAAAATTGCGGTGCAGTTACTTGTGGCGGTGCTATTGATAACAGCTCGTATGCTGCAACCTGTACGATAACAGGCGGGACAATAACAGGAAACAAGGCGAATGACTTTGGTGGTGGTGTATCTAATGCCGGAAATACAATTATTACAGGAACAAAAGTGTATGCAAACAGTTCAGTGAATGGCGGTGCTGATATTGCAACCAAGGTTTCAGGTGTGACAACATTGACAGATACAGTTGAACAACTCAATGAACTGTTCAGTACGGACAATTTTGAAGTTGCCGGGTGGGTCTGTGATTATGATTTTGATGAAAATATTTATATTCCTGATGTAGACCCAACAAAGGAAAATGCGCTGCTGAAATTGGAATATTCAGAAAAGCAGCCGGAAACACCTGAACCAACAGACCCGGTTGACCCGTCAAAGCCTTCCGAACCGTCAACTGACCCGTCAACAGAGCCATCAACACCAACAGACACGGAAAAGCCGGATGAAACCGAACCCGGAACAGAACCAAGTGAAACACCTGAACCGACACAGCCGGGGAAAGAAGAACCTGATGGTAAAACAGATCAATCAAAATCTGATGATGCAACCAACACAGAAAATTCAGGCAATACAAAAACGGACACCACAAACACCAATACAAGCACTGTAAGCAGTGGGGACACGGTGAATAGCACCACAACCAATACTACAACCGATAATTCAAGCAGTCGGGTTGATAATTCAAAGGTAAATAGCACAGGTGACACCAGTACAACCACAACGACAAATACAACGAACAACTATTATCAGACAGAAACCGGGGACACATCACAGCCTGTTATTCAGGATAGCACCCCGCAGCATGAAAACAATACATATATTGTCTATCCAAACAGCAATGAAGTGGCTGCAAGTTCTGCCGGAATGGATGAAACGGTCAAGATTTCTGACCCGGTGCAGAATCTGAACATTGATGCAAAGGGTGTTGACTGTAAGATTGAAGTGGTAGATGGAAAATACAACATCAGCATCAATGTCGATCAACAGCAGACAGCGGTGGATGATTCTATAAAAGATAACAGTATGGATTGGTTGCAGATCATTCAAGTAGTGTTGTTGGTTGCCATTCTTATATGCCTTGTCAGAAAGCCTAAAGAACGCTAA